TTACTTCACAATCAGCTTCCACAGCCGGTTCAGAAAAATCACCGTCTGCTCTCTGGTGCAGTACGCCTTGTACCGCTTGGTTCCGTCGGCATAGCCGGTCAAAATACCGTTCCCTTCCGCCCACGCCCGCGCCTCCGCGCTGGTGTCGCTCGGCTCCGCCGCGGTTTTCCCGGCCAGCCATGTATCCATCATGGCATTGAATTGTTCCTGTGTCACAGTATCCTCCTCTTCTTCATAGGCGGGTCTGATAGCCCCCTTAATGACATTGTTGCTGCGCGGCCTCCGCTGCACCTGTCCGCCGTTGGCATCGTTTCCAGACCCGGTATTCCCCTCAATGGCAATCACGCCGGACGCCGTCACGCTCTCGACAATGCCGGTGTGGTCCGTGGTTCCGTCTCCGTCAAAGTCGTAGATCACCACGTCACCGGGCCGGTAGTCTCCAGTCACCCAGCACCCCGCCGCCTGTGCCGCCCGCATCATAGTCCCGCAGGATGCCGTGGTGGTATTGGGCAGCAGATCAGAGGCCCCGGTCTGCGCGAAGCACCACTGCACAAACATCATGCACCATGGACTGCCGTCCATCCCGAACCATGCGCCGTATTTTGTCCGGTTGCTGCCTCGCGGATTCTCCGTGTACCCCAGCTCCGCCCGGGCAATGGCAAGGATATCACTTGCTCTCGGCATTAGAATCACTCCCTGAAATATTGCCGACGGTGATCTGTGCAAGGGCCTCTTTGAGCTTATCAAATCCAAACATAGCGCCATAGGCTACCAGAAGCCCCACAACCACCGCGGCAACAACGATATACCACGTGACAGCCACGCCGTTGATCTGCGCATAGGCCGCGCCGGATGCCAGCGTCAGGCCCTCGGACAGCAGCACCACAACGACGTTGGTGGGAAGCTTGTCCCAGGTGCTTTTCTTAATGACCTCCGTCAACAGATTGACGATGACCACCAGCGCGCCAATCACGGCAATCAGCGCGGAAACGTTTGTAATATTCATATTATGTACCCCCTCAAATGTCCGGCGCATCTAGTACGTCGTCTGATTGCTTAAAGTTTTTTGACTTTGCCGATTCAAACGTAATCCCCCCGGAGGAGTGATCTGTCTGGGCCAGGCTGAGATACTTCCGGGCGACCAGAGTGATCATTCCCTCTGCAACGCCGACCGCCGCCGTGAGGTATGCCGCCGTGGCATTAAACCCGTTATGGATTGCATACCACATAAGTAGCAGGCACTCTTCGATAATCAGCATTCCGCCCCAAAATGTGACCAGCGCGATTCGCTTGGACACGTCCAATTTTCGGGGCCGCTTTACCTTGGGCTTGTCCCGAATCTTTGCGCTTTCTTTCATTCAGCTCTCCTTCCTGTCCGCATTCTCCAAATCCTCAATCCGGTGATTGGCTACCTTGATCTGCTCCTCCATCACCGGCACGCGCTTTGCAAAGTTGTTGTGCTCCCGGACCTCCCGGGTCAGCTCTTCCAGCTTGGTATCGGTGACGGCCTGCGCCGTGCTGATCTGCGTTTGTGTCTTGTCGGCGGCGGCGTTGTTTGAAATGACCACCCCCACCAGCGCCAGCCCGCCGGTGATAATCGCTACCACAATGCTTTCCAAATTCTCACCTCCAGTAATATCGCGGCCTCTCGCCGCCCCTTACGAGGCGTCAGCCGTATCCGTCGTATTGCTATCCGTCGTCGGCGTCAGCGTATTGGTTAACTCGGCGTACTGGTCGTCCGTGACCTGCCCGCAGGCATAGAACATATTCACTTTTTCCTGTAAGCCCGTGGTGCGGCCCAATTTAATCAGTAAATTGCAAATGCTGTAAGCACTCATGTTGTTGTACCTCCTAATTTTTCAACGTCAGATTGATAGATAAAGTTTGCAAGGGTTTCAGCAAGATCGGCTGTAGCCGATTGCAGCTTGTCCAGCGTGGGCGGATCATAAGTATCACCGATAGCCGCGCTGGTGTAGAATGGTTTCGCGTTGACGGAGGCGGCAAACTCGGCATCAGCTACGATGATATTAGTGATGGTGCCATCGGATACAATTAAATAGTTCATGCTTTGTACCTCCATACGATTCCAGCCACACCCGCTTTTCCGACTCCGCCACGTCCAGATGTAAAAGTCTCTCCGGAACTATAGTTGGCAGTTGCTGCGCCACCACCTCCTCCTGCTCCTGGATAACTGTTGCCGGAAGAACCGTTGCCAGCAGAGTTGTACGTTGAAGAGCCACCAGCACCACCGCCCTGCTTCCCTGAAGCGCCGGCGGTAACATTCGTGATTGGCTCATTAGAAATATCGGCGTATGCACCGCCTCCGCCGCCTGAACCTCCAACCGTTGTTGCAGGATGTTTAAATGATATTGTCGGAAAATTTCCTGAGCTTGCGTGTCGACTATATGAAGTAAGAACATCCCGCCGCGTCGCTATGGCACCGGATCCTCCAATTGCGCCGGATTGTCCAACAGTAGTAATAATTGTCTCGTTATTAACAGTTATATTGGAATCTCCGGAAGCAGCTCCAACAATTATATCTATAGACGCGCTTTTGTTTTTTATATTCTCTGCATTTGCAACAGCACCAGAATCGCCGCCTTTTCCCGCGTAAGCAGCAACGCCAAAGCTGCCGCGAGAGGCGTCTCCACTTGTGCCGCTTTTACCTCCCGCGACAACAGAGCAGTCGAACTCATCAACATCAGGGGAAAATAGAATGGACTGTGACGATGTGAATAACTTTTCTGTAATTGTGCCGCGCGAGAATGTAAAAGTGACTTTATTCAATGTGTTTGGAAGAAGCTCTACAGTCTCACTTAGACTGGAAGATGTAAAGTCTAAGTATAATGGGGACGTACATTGTAACGTTACTGTAGATTCTGTGGTAAAGCCTACGGTAGTTCCATTGCTGTCGGTAATGCACTTGCCTCCAGACCTGGACGTTATACCGGTCACAGTAGCGCCGCTAATCGGCCTCCCGCCTGGCGTTAGCGCAGTAACCAGCACGGCATACTTTCCCGTCGGAAGCGCAAGAGATAAAATCGCCTTATTTACCGTTTGATTTTCCGGGGCCAACTCCAAAACCGCAGACGTATTATCATCCAACAGATTCGCCTTATTCAGCGCCGTCCCGATCTGCTGCCACCCCGCCTCGTTAATCCCGTTCAGATCAATCGGAAGCGTCCCGGCCTCCGCCATGGATTTAAATTCTTCGTAGGTCGCTGGCCACCCGGCCCCTTTCAAGTACCGGCTGTTTCCGGTGCCCAGAATAATTCCATCTGTCATACTTCACCACATCCTATCTCGCCGCTGTAAAACCAGCTTTTTGCCATACGGTCCAGCGCATCGTCGCACTCGATTAACACGCGTTCAATATCGTTTGCTTCGTCAATCGTCAGCCCATCCATATCATCAGGCGGGGCCATACTGGAAGACAGCGCCTCGCGCAAGGTTTTCACGTCCTGCAAATATGCGCTCAAATCCGCCGCCGTGTACGCGCCAGAAGCTACCCAGTCCGTTTTAGCGGTCAAGGTGACCGAGTACCCGTAGCCTTTCAAAAGCCCGCCCAGATAGGCCACAGCCTGCCCTACGCGGTTTAAATCCGTTGCGTTGTAAGCGCCCTTTATCCCGGCAAGCCACTCCGCCAGTTCATCCGTGGTCATTCCGGCGATACCCTTATCCCGCAGCGTCTGCCAGCGGATTACGTCGGCGGCGGTGCGGTCAGTTACCAATGTATCTATTACCGACATTTCACACCCCCAGCGTTTCAAAATTCCCGGCAACGGTATTGGAAAGCGCAATGTCCATTTTAAGAAGGTTGCCATCTTCCGTGCCGTCCCAGGAGTTATGAATAGTCAGCCGGTCGCCCAGCAGTTCTCCCGCCCAAACAATTTTTGCCTTGCAGGTATTCCGGCGAAGGTAGTAGTCATAGACCCGCTGCGCCGTGGCCTGCCCGATGGCCGTGGATACCAGCGTCGCGCCAGCAACCTCCACCACATTCTGCTTGTCGCTGGCCGTCACATCGGGATTGGAAATCGTATAAACCGTTTCTGTGTCGCTGTATTTGACCCCGCCGATCTCCACGCTGCCGTTGGTGTCCTGCGTGTAAGTGTGGGCGGTCACCCGTACCTCTGTCACGATGGCAGATGTCTCCACGCTCACTCCGGTATAGGTGCGGTCCTTGCTGATCTCCGCCGCAGCGGAGGGCAGGGCAAATACCCGGATGCTCTCCCGCCCATCCGTGGAGGCACAGACACCCCACGCGAAAAGAACCTGCTGAATAGCCTCCCGCAGCGTACACGCTTCGATGACCCCGGTCAGCGCCGTATCGTCCACGCCGTCGAAATCTACAGTGAAATAATTCCCGACAAGTTCGACCAGCAGCGTCTTTGCAGATTTGGCGCTGTACACGCCGCCGGAAAACGGGATCTCATCCAGGACTCCAAAGGCATCGTAACAGTCGATGTCATAAATACTCTTTGCGGATCGTGAAAAGCTGTCGATGTAATACACCCCGATCAGGCTGCCATTGTTCCGAACCTCTACCGGCTGCTTGAGCTGGAACATATAATCGACATCTTCCCGGCTGTCCAGCGTCCACGACATCGTAGAGATGGGCAGTTCTTCCGAAATCCCGCTCATCTGATTTATGAGGGACGCCTTGCGCAGCTCCGTCATACCGAAGGTGCGATACACGCCGAAAATGATATGCTCCAGCTTGGCGTGGCGGTATGGAAGGTTGGTGCTGTTCAGGGTAATGACAATCTTATCGTAACTGGTGACCTTCTGGCGGCAATAATAAACGGCGCTGTCCGGCGTAAAATCCACGTCGGCTTTCAGTGTCGTTCCCTGATACCATTTGATGTTGACGGAATTACAGTAACCGCCTGTCGCCGTGTCCGCCGCCAGCGTGACGCCCAGGGAGGAATACTGCTGGTCGAATGTCACGGTAATGACAGGCGGGCTTGTGAATGCGCCGCCTGACCCGCTCATGGCTGTTGACCAGAAAGCAATATCCTGACTATCCAGCGGTGCAAAGCTGCCGTCCAGCCCCCAGTAATTCAGTTCCCCGGACGTGATTGAAACCGGATCAATGCCGGGGGGCAGTTTTGAAATATCGCAGAAAGGCATCGCGCCGTTGGTGGAGACGCTTGCATCGTCCTCAGCCCCCGGCGCGATGTCCTTGTAGAGAATTGTTGTTTTGCTCATGGCTTCACCTGCGCGTCCATGGGAACGAAGTTGATCTCAAACTCGTCCCAGAAATTGACGCCTCCGGACACCCGTATCAGCTTTCGGGTGCCGGAGGTGTAATAGGCTTCATAGGAAATGGAGGTCTGCCCGTCCGCTGCCTCCAGTTGTACGGAGTCCTCCACGGAATGAGCAATCAGGTAATCCCACAGGGCGTCAAAAGCGGCAGTATTGCCGTTATTGAAAAAGGTGATCTTGTGCGCGATGTAGGTTCCGATGATATCTCGCACCATGCGGCCGGTCATGACCCGCCCGACATTGTCGCCATCGAGGACGCTGAAACTCTCCTCGTAGTCGGAGATGGAAACCGTCACATCGAAGGACGTTCCATTGATAATGACGTAGTTCATGTTACTTACCTGCCAAATTCTTACCGTGTACCTTTGAAATCTTCTTTTGGTTTTTGTAGATCACTTCGCCATCAAGGTACACGGCGTTTTCAATCACCTGCCCGCTGCTGCTGCCATAGTTGCTCTTGGACAGCGCCAGCATAACCGCCTGCACGATCGTGTCCAGCGGCGCTTCGATGTTCGTCCCGCTTTTCTGGTCGCCCAGCACCGCCATAAATTCACGGTTCGGCGGAATGACCGCACCGGTGGCGAGGGCTGGAATCGGAATCTTTTCAACATTGACAAGCGGGACTGAACTATAGGAAATCCCGGTCAGCGCCGCCAGGGAATTTGCCGCGGCAACCAGTTCGTTTAGCGCGGTAATTGCACTGTTCACTCCCGCCTGCAGTGTATCCAGAATGTTGTTCCACTGGCTTACAAAGGACAGGTGAATATTAAACCAGAAAGTTGTCCACTGCCCACTGAAAAGCGTCTGGAATTCTCCCCAGCCGGTGAGGAAATTGGTCTGCCATTCGTTATAGGACTTCTGCATCCCGTTAAAAACAGTTTGCAGCGTTGCCTGCAGCTGCGGGTCGTATTCGTTGACACCATTGATTAAGCCCTGAACAAGGTAATTGCCATCTCGCCTGGTTGCTTCCGAAGGGGAGTGAACTTCCAAGCCGTCCGCTATATCGCCCACTACTTTCTGACCCCATTTTTTACCGCTGTCGCCCATGGTATCAAGACCATCATTAAGTCCGTCCACAACATCGCGCCCCGCGCCTGTCCATTTCTTTTTTGAATATTCCGTGTCAATTGTACTAGATGTAGAGGCACTTTTTGCTGCGACGCTTACGCTAAGAAGTGCGAGACCTGCAATCAGAAGAGGAAGATTTAGTGTAAACATTCCGAAAGCGATGAGCGCAATTCCTCCTAGTTGGAGAGCTGTTGCTACCCATCCGGGGACCTCCGGTAGCCCAATTGCGTCCCACCAACTCTGGTATGCTCCGGATGCCACTCCATACTGATAGGCAAACCCCAATAGTGACATTCCCGCAATTAGCATTAGAATGTTTAGCATGCTTACTCCAAAACAAACTAATGCTATTCCGCCCAAGAGAAGCGCAGCTTCTACCCATCCAGCTACTTGTGGGAGGCATAACACTTCCCACCAATTTGCAAACACTCCGCTATCCGTGCCGAACTTGACACCGGCAGAAAGAAGAGCAAACCCTCCAATGAGCATGAAAATATTTTTCATTACAATTCCGAATACGAGAAGCGCCATCCCTCCGACAAGTAACGCCGGGGTTATCCATTGCGCGTATTCGGGCAGGTGCAAAGCTTCCCACCAGTTTTGAATAACGCCGCTTTCTGTTCCTACGGCTACTCCGGCAGTCAATAAACCAATACCAGCAAGCGTCATGAGAACGTTATGGGTAATCGCACCAATGACTATGAGCGTCATACCACCGATCAAAAGTGCTGCCGTAATATACTGAGGCGCTTTATCAAGGCCGAGCGACTCCACCCAGCTCTGCAACGTCCCATTTTTCTCCGCTTGGTAAATCACATAGCCAATTAAAGCAAGTCCGGCGATAACAAAAAGAATATTTCCCATTGCTGCTCCGATGGCAACCATGGCGATACCACCAAGTGTAAGCGCAACCGCAACAAACTCCTCTACGTTGTTTAGTCCCAGCGTATCAGCCCACGATTGAAAAACACCCGTATCTGCTCCAACGACTACCCCCGTGTTCAGCAAAAGCAGTCCAGCAATCACAGTCGACAAGCTTCCGGTACAGGCTCCAATGGCAATCAGAGCGATTCCTCCAAGGAATAATGCAGCCGTTACCATCCCGGCGGCGTCCCCGAGCGTATTTTTCAGCCAGCCATTGTCGGCGGCGCTGAAATCGGGCTCAATTTCGGAAGATGTGGCAGTCCCGGTGCTAGTAGATGCAGAGTCCCCTGAAAGTTTATTGATTTCGTCAAAATCAGCGAGTGATTTACTTGCTTTTTTTGCCGCTTCGCCCGTTTTGCCAATGGCTGCCGTTTCGTCATAAAGGCTTTTTGCCGCTTGCGCGGATTGCTTTGCTGTTGAGCCGAATAGCATCGAAACAGCCTGCGCAATTGTTGAGATGACCTTTGAGAGTATATTGACAAAAACGGTAAAAGCTGGAATAATAATATTTACAAGCGGCTGTGCCAACGTTAATAAAGCGCCTTTCAGTCGTGCCACAGCTGCACTCGCCTCACTGTTGGTCTTGATTACCTTTCCAACCCATTCTCTGAATTTTGCCAGGGCCTGGGTAATCAGCGTGAACACTAGTGCGCTCCTGACTACCTCGCGTACCCTTAGAGCAAATCGGCCCATGCTCTTATTGGCTCTTTTTGTTGCCTTATTCATTGTTTCGGCGTTATATCCAGCATCAGCTAACTCTTGAGCGATAGCACCGGCTCTCTCTTTGCTTCGGTCAAGCTCTATGGTGGCACTGTTAATAGCCGCGTCATACCGTTCCACTTTGGCCTGAGTTGTGCCCCAGCTTTTTTCGGTTTCTTTCGCTGCCGTTGCCTGTGCTTCAATCTGACTGGACGTGAAAAACTCCTGTCCGCTTTTCATATATTCAAGGCGGGCCTTTGCAGCGTCCAGTTCAGCCGCTATTTGCTTTGATTGACCAGCCAGTGGCGCACGTTCGGCTTGATTTTGCATAATTTTTTCATTTATACGGTCGATTTTTTTAGCAAGAGACTGATATTGCTTTTCCAGTTCCTTGTTGTCGAGTGCAGTTGAAAAAATGATAGAACCATCGGCCATCTCGATTTACCTCCCGTGGCTAAAATGCTTGTGTCTATGCATAGTTACCCATGATGCAGAAAGGGGATTTTATCATGTATGCTAAAATTTCAAGAAGGGTTTTGAGTATAATTTTGCTTTCAGTTCTCATTTTTGGGTTATCTGCTTGCAGTAGTGCGGCAGGTAGCGAGAGCACTTCACAGCAATCGTCTTCCTCTTCCGCCGTGTCTTCTTTGGATTCCGCACAGGCTTCCAGCAATGCAGCTGTAGATACAGATAACAGTTCTGTTGTCTTGGGCCCTGGCACATATACTGTCGGTTTCGACATTGATGCCGGGACATACGACTGTATCGCAGACTCCGGGTTTGGCGTCCTACGCGGGGATATTGCCGCTTACGGTCAAGCTGGATTTACGCAAACAATGGGAGTCGAAAACAGCTCGTTTGAGTGTGCTCAATCGTACAGCGGTCTTGCTTTGGCAGATGGAGATACCGTTTACATTGAAATGAGTTTATACGTAAAATTCGTCACAGTTTGATACCTTTCTTACTGCCCTCCGCCCCCTCAATCGGGGGCGGTCTTCTTTTTCCCCAGCCATGCATCAAGCACATCATCGTCCTTCTGCGTGTACTGTGTCTTCATGTCTACCAACTGCCTGTTTTCCCGATACCACTTCGCGTCCGATTTATCCAGCGGCTTTCCCTTTGCTTTTTTGTCTCGGATTCGAACGATCTGAGCAAAGGTGCAGTCACCGATTTCATAGTAAGCCGCGATAAAGGTCCACCAGTGCATATAGTTTACCGCCCGGATTTCTTTCCCAGTGACACGGTTGATCGGTGCAACAATGTACTTGAAATCCTGCTCCCAGTCCACCAGCTTTGGAGCAGGGCGGGCATCCTGCCGGTCGCCGCAGTTGATGAACCAGAAACACCGCTTCACGGCCTCGTCGTAGTGCTCAGGCAGCATATTAGCAAAGCCTGGATAAAAGATATCAAGCGCCACCAGCGCCTTGTCCTGACCACTCAGCTCTGGGTCAGACAGAGCCACGCAGATATCCAGAATGGCTCGGTAGTCAGACAGGATATCGTATTCAACTCCGCATACTTCGACGGTAGCCGGAAGCAAATCCCTCCACGGCACGCTCATTTATGATACTTCTTGGTGTACTTTGCAATGCGGGGGTTCGTTGCTTTCTGTTCCCTTGCAAAGGTAGTATCCGTCTCGTCGATGATGGCCATCATAAAGTTACACCACACCGGGAGGCCGTCCGCCAACGCGTAGACATTCATACCGCCAAAGATGTCCGCGCACACCGGGCGGTCAAAAACGCCGTCGATAATCTCCCGCATTTCCGCGTCCATCTTCCGGGCGGTGCCGAACACTTCACGCTTGTTGGCCGTTTTTTCGATCTCAGCCTTATATGCCTCCTGCCGCTTATCGAGGGTGTCAAAGGCGTTGAACAGTTTTTCCACAAAAGCACTGTCTGTTGGATTGAATGAGATATCACACACGCCATTTATAGAAAACGTGACGATTCCGGTTTCAAATTTCAGTTCAGCCATAATTCCTCCTAAAAGTCAGGGCGAAGGGTTACCCCCTCCGCCCGTTTTGTTACGCCGCGGTAAACGTCACCACGCCGTCGGCCACCGTCGCCGTGCCCTGTGTGCGCGTACCGCCGTAAGTCACGTCAATGGGCATTCCAACGTTGGCACTGCCGCCGAGTCCGGAGGGCTTCACCATGCAGGAAGAATACCGCTCCGCAAACACCGCTGTGTTGGCAGTCCCGGCATAGGCATGAACCACCAGCAGATCGTTGTTGGTCATCGCCGCCACGTCCTGATCCTTGACGGACATATTCCAAATCTTCACCTGTGCAACATCTCCGGAATCCAGCTCGCAGGGGTCAAAGGTCTGGGTGATGACGGGCTTTTTCATGGTAGTATAGGTATTGCCGAAGATATCAGTCTTGGACTCGTCGCCCCAGTCATATTCCAGACTGGAATCCTCCACGCGCTTACCGATGGCGCTCCAAACCGGCGCGGCTGCCGTGCCGGTGTTTAGATACAGAATCAAAAGACTGCGGTCAACCACTGCGCCGGCAGCCGTGTTAAAAGTCAAGTCAGCCATTTGTTACTCCCTTCATATTTCTTCTTAAATTGTACGGACAGCTGCACCAAGTAGGTTGCCGTCCCTTGATCGCTTGCGTCGTAAAGAACGCCGTTTTGGGCTGTGATCTTTTCCGCGTTCGGCACGTCCCCAAATACGGGGGCCTGCCCGGTAACGGATTGCTCCTGTACCCACTCCTGAAAATCCATGATCCAGTCGGCGTTGATGGCAGCCCCTATATCGTCGCCGGGAGATTTTTCAAACACGTAATACAGCCCGAAATTATACTGGTTGGTCACGGAGGTGGTGCCTGTGATATCCCGGTGGCGCTCAACTTCCACCAGCCCAGACGGAAACACGCCGCCCGTAGATGGAATCTGATCGGTAAAGTCCACATGGAAATTTAACAGGATATCATAGCCGGAGTATGTAGCAAGCCATGTCTTCAGCTTTTCCAAAGGAGTCATCGCTTCCCCGCCTTTCTGTCAACATAAGCCTGCGTCTCAGAGGCAATCTGCACGCCCTCGGCCGCCATCATACGGCGATCCCAGAACGGGCCCGCCAGCGGATTCTTGGTCTTGGTGTACTCCAAGTCACGGTCCGTTGGCTTCAGGATTGCACCCCGCCGAAAGCGCGGGCCGACATCGGGGACATTCGCGGGCCCCTTCCCCGTCTTGGAATCAACCATTACCTTGCCGTAATACGTCACACGGGCATAGGGACCCAACACCTCAATCTCCGTTGGGCTTCTTATGATTTTCAGCTTGGTAGCCAAAACGCCGGATAAAAACGGCATATACCGCGTGATTCTCCGATTAATGGTATTCGTCACGAACCGCTGCACGCCTCCATTTTTGCCGACGCCCAGCCGAGTAACGACGGTATTGACGGGCTTCATGGTGACTTTAACTCTCGTACTCATCCGCCCGCCTCCACATGGACCATGCGGCCCCGCCAATACTTTGTGTCGACATATCCGACAACCACCAATCCTGGCGTTGTGGCGGGCATCAGAGCCGCCCACGCCTCGCGGGTAGACACTTCCGCGCCTACGCCCAGCAACACCTTGTCACCCACGAAAACGGCCTGCATAGAGCATGGAATGACCAGCAGGAAGGAGTTGGCCTCCCGGCTGCCAGTCTTGTCGATATTCTGTGTCTTTTTGAAGTCCAGGAAAGCATTGGTGTAAACCGCCTGCGTGTAGGTCTCACCGTCTTTGTGGTACACGGTCACAGTCTGATTGCACAGACTGTAATCTACCGGAGGGTGGTTCTGCACACAAAGCATCAGTCCACCCCCCGGTAAATATTCAGATAGAGACAGGCACAGCGGTACAGTTCCTTGCTCTGCGCCCTGGGGCTGATGTCCACCGCCGTCCCCCGGCTGCTGGATACACTACCGATGCTGACGCTCTGGGGCGCGTTCTGCACCGTCTCGAAGTAGTACAGCGCATCAGCCATGGCACAGGTGGCCATGCTTTCACTGTCGGTTTCCGGGGCAGTTACCGTGTAAATCCGCTTGTACCGGGCAAGCTGCTCCCCCGCTCGCGCAGCGAAACGGGGGAAATCAGTCTCCGGGATGGAGCCGCCATGGTATGTCCCGGTGTAAAATGCGTAATCAGCCATAGACGGCCCCTTTCGTTACTCTTTGTCGAACGCGTCCGGGTGTTCCTTCTTGACATGAGCTTTCAACGCTGCGGCGCTCTTATATACCTTGCCGCAGTGCGGACATGTAAAGCTCTCGCAGGGGTTTCCTCCTACGGCGGCTTTGTCAGTAATCAATCCCACTTGTCTCATGCTGCGCCCTTCTTATCAGGTCGTAGACTTATGCAGGTAGATACCCGCAACCTTGTTCTCGTAAGCGTCGGCGATGGCCACATGCCGGTAACCGAACTTATAGGCATCCGCGCTCTGGTTCATTTCGGGAGTGATAATCTTCGGCGCGACGTGCTTGGAGAACTGGATAAGCGCGGATTTCTGAACAATCAGGAAATTAATGTTCTTGCCGCTGGTGGCATCCTTGATGTAGCCGCCCGCCTCTTCGCCGCTGGTCGTTCCGTCATACTGGTCGATGGCGGTATAAAAGCGGGTCTGCGGGACGAGGGTAGAAGATGCAAAGCGGGACAGGACTTCCTTGCTCTTGGTGGTATCCAGATCCTGCACAAGTCCCATCAAAGTCGGGGTGATGAACAGGTGCCGGTCCTCGTAGGGAACTTCGTCCTCGTCCATTTCGTTTGTGCCAGCGCGCAGAGCGGCAATCACGTCCGCGCCAGCAGACAGAACCGCACCATCAACCGTGGAAATGCCGGAGATTCCGCAATACTTGGCAAAGCGGAAAGCGTCCAGTTCAGGCACAACCTTGGTACGGATGAACTCACCAGCCAGACGGCCAAAAGCAATGTTCGCGGACTCCTGGTTGTCCATGTTGTCCACGGTGAACATCCGGCCACGGTCGAAGTTGCAGGCTACCGTCTCGTTGGTCAGTGTCACATCACCGGACACATAGCCGCTGTTGCGGGAATAGTCACCGAGGCCCTGCATAGACAGCTTGGGGATAATCAGTTCGCCGGCGTTGGCACCAGCCCGAACCAGATCAGGGTTTCCGTCCAGCTTAGACGTAAGAGATGCCAACTTATAAATTTCGTCCAGAATGGGGACGAACTGTTGGGCAAGAGTAATTGCATTAGCCATGATTTATATTTCCTTTCTATTATTCAACTTTCAGCCCGGCGGCGGAGCGAATGGCTGCCTCTTCCGGGGTATACTTTCCTCCGAAGCGGTGCGTTCCGGTTCCGCCGGCATACGGAGCAGGGGCCTGGTCGGACTCAAACAGATAGTCGTTATCCTTCTTCAGCGCGTCCAGCGCAGTCTTGATGTCCGCAGCCTGGTTCTTGCTGGCTTTCAGGGTATCTACGTCCAACAGCGCGGAAATGGCCTTGGCGTTCTTGCCCTTGGCTCCGGTGATGGCGGTGGACAGCAGGCCGCTGAACTCCATATCAGCGATCTTGGCGGCGGCGTCCTTTTCGGCCTGTTCAGCCTTGGCCTTCCAATCGTCAGCCGCTGCCTTGATGCCGTCAATGTCCATGGCCTTGAAGCCCTCAATAGTCTTGCCCGCTTCGGCAAGCTGTCCCTTGATGGTCTCATAGTCGGCAAACGGCTTTTTGGCCGCCTCAATGTCGCTGCCGTTCTCCGCCATAATGGCGTCAATGATCTCCTTGGTCAGCGCCTGATCCCCGATTTTGAGATTCTGGAGAAATTCGCGTTTCATATGGTTCCTTTCCCGCTATGCTTTGTTGACGGGGGTCGCATCCCCTTGCGTCGGCCTGTTTTACGCCTGGCCGGGGGCAAAAATGGTATGAAAAAAGCAGCCCGCAAGCTGCTTGAATCAACAAGATATATTTTGATTATGCTGTTGGAAAACTCTTTCGGATTCCCTCGCTCAGTAAAAACTGAATTTCCTTATTAGCTTTGCAATCGCTTTGTGCGAGTTCGTCGCAAAGATAGTTTTTATTGTGGTACGCAAGGATTTCAATGGCGTAAGCCACCTTCATATAGTCCACCGGATCTTTGCTCACAATTCCAATCATTCTGTACTCCTTTCGGGTATAAGAAAACCACCGTCACGAATGATAGTGGTTTAATCCTCGATTTCTTCTTGCATAACATATTCCGTGGAAGTGGTCCCGTCCGAATGGTCGATGTCCGCGAGATACGCTTTTCCATCTTCGAGAATATCAACTATGCAGGCGCTTTCACCGGTTTTCAGACGTACAGTCTGATATTGCTTCATTCGGAACCTCCTTTCACTTTATCCACATACGCGCTGACAAGTCGCGTTTCTTTGGTATTTGCATCGTCAATCCATGCCGTAATTACAGCAGCCTGCTTCCCGTTTGGGCCTGTTAATTTCATACGAACCTCATAAAGCTGCCCATATCCTTTATTGCCTTTTGAAGTAGCCGGAAAAGCATTCAAGTTCTGCCTGATATTTGCGACCAGATCACTTGCATTATCAATATTATATCCCAGCGCCGATGAAAACGCAATCGCCTTATCAGGTGCTTTCAAAGGATTGAGCGCGTATTCAGTAAACTTTTCCATAGGAATGATGGAGGATTCTCGTTTTGGAAGAAGCGTTTTTTCAAACGCCGCGGCCGCCCTTGCTGCCTGCCTCGGCCCAAAACTGGTCACTTGCGCCCGCTCAATCTCCGTCCGTAATCCGGCCGCCTTGGAGAACCGCTTGTACTCCTCGTCAAGCCGCCGCAGTCGGATTTGATCGGTGGTCAATTTATCCTTGTCGCCGGTGGTTTCATCCGCCAGAATACGGCGTTTCTGGGTGCGCATGGCCCGTTCCACTTTACGCTGCATCTGCGTGGCTTCATAGCCGGTGTAGTGCCGGCCCTGATAGGTTACCCCGGCAGCATTGTCCTCTCGGAACTTTTTTAATTCTTCGTCGGTATACTGCGGGCTGCTGACGCCCAGAATAATTGGAAAGGCCGCATGGCCACAGTTCAGCGTACCGATGCGCCGGACAAGGGAATCGTTTAGCGCAGTATACGCCGCATCGGTATACTGCTTCCCCTGAATCGGCTCATGGTCCGGGGCACTGTTGGCGTGGGCGCTGATCTCCCAGCCGTCCGCCCCCAGCTCGTCGTGGTTAGCCTGAGTGATCTGTTCCTGCATCAGGCCAAGGCCGCCCATGATGTTGCGCCGTACAGCGGCCTCCAACGAGGTATGTACGCCGGATTCGTAGTCAATCCACTGTACGCCCTTATCGGCCAAATTCTTGCAGGCCCGCCGGACCGCCGTGTTGTAGTCTGCTGCGCCGGTGAACACCTGTTTGAAAGCATAGTCCGTACAGCTGCGATAAGCGTCCTGCAGCGGCAGCGCCTTGCCATACGGGTCAATCAAGCCCATGGTCTGGGTCAGGTTTGTAAAATCGTCCTGCGCCAGCTTCACGGCGGCGGAAACAATCTGCTGCATGGTTTGGTTTTGCTCAAATGGGACGGCCTGCACCTGGGGCAGGTTCTTAATGTCGAAATTATAGCCGACCTCGGCAGACTGGGTAAGCAACTTTCGCAGGTCACGGTGAGACACCTTCAGCAGTTTTCGAAGCCGTTTTTTCATCTCGCGCTGAGATACGCCCAGTTGCTGCGCTCGCCAAACTCCGTATGCGGCCGTGCTGGTAAGCTGCCCCGCCTCAGAGATACGGCGGGCAATATCGGCAATCAGATAGTCGTTGATGGGGTCCGCTATCTGCGCGGCACGGTCGCGCAGGGCGGCGATCTGGTCAGGCGTCAGCATTACTCATCACCGTCCGCCAGTTTCTCTATCTCCGGCATGTACTTTTCCCTGATAGCAGCAAGGTCTTCCGGCGTTTCCGGGAACTGCAGGTTGTAGTACCACGCAATTCCGATTTCGGGCTTTAGCATACCAGACGCCACCATGCCGGAAATCTCGGTCCATGTCCGGTCACGGTCAAACAGTACCCCGTCTCCCCAGTCAACCGTGACATCCTTCTACGGGTCAAGCGTGGACTTGTCACACAGTTTGTATAGTTGCCCGATCTTGTCGCAAATTCCGAGCAATTCCCGCAGGGCGTCTTCCCACATCCTCTGGAAGTCTACAATGGTCAGGTTATAGTCACCGGCGGAGGACGTGATCTCCGTTGCAGTTTTTTCTACTGTCTCAACATCGGACAGTATTCCGCGCTTCAATCCAATCTGGCTCTCGATGTTGCGCAGGTATTCCTGCTTTCTGGCAAGGTAGGACGCCTCTCTGAGTGCCGGTGAAAAGATGGTTACTCCAACCGCCTCCGGGTCATCATCAAACCCGACAAACAACTTCTTGTCAAAATGCCGGTTCCCGTCCTCATCTTTTCGCAGCATATCGTCGCTGGCTATAATCCTGCTGGCCCCATTGGTAAACTCGTCATCTAATTGAGACTCATTGCGGTTGATATTTCGGATCAGCCCGACCGCCGGCGCATAGATGGAAACGCCGTCCTGCGACATATCCACGCAGTTGAGCAGCGGCGTTTTGACATAGGCCATGCCGATATTGCCAATGCCGGGCAGCACGATCTCAGGCTGCAGGCCCTCGTATTTGGGCAGTGAAGATAAATCCGCCTCGGAGCCAATCAGCGCCGGGTCACTGCTGACGTATAATTTACTCTGGATGGTCAGGTCCCCGTTGATCGCAACCGTCCGACGCTCCAACAGCGTGTAATATTTTCCGTTATACGATGTTGTCTCGGAGGTGCCAATGTCAGTGATTCTTCCGGCTGTGTCGCGGGCCAGTGGTATAAAACAGTCCCGGCGCACAATGGAGAAATCAAAGCCGTCCGGCGCCAGTATCGGCTTCACGAAGCATTCTCCTCCAACAAGGGCCTGCTGCATGGCAACCTTTTTTGGCTTATCCAGCTTCACTAGGAGCGCGGTCATAAAATCTGCTTTTGCGCTCTTGACCTGCATCGTCGCTTCATACTCCGAGAACGTTGTCTTGGTGATCTTGTTGACGATCACTACCGGAAGGCGCTGGCAATCATCCTCATCCTCGGGCGGGGGGCATTCCATGTACATGAGAAACCATGTGCGAATTGCGTCCTGCATCTTGGAAGAGGTGATATCCTTGGCTTTAAACGCCTGCTCGAAGCTCTGTATTTTGTTGTTGAACATAGCAGAAACAATGCTCACGGTTTCACCTCGTTTCGGATAGCAATTCTGCGCTGCGCCCTCATGGCAGTATGCAAGCCGTCAATATAGGCGTTCAGGCGGTTAATTTCCTGCTTCTGCTCCGCGTTGGCCGCCATCAGTCGGGCATTGGTCTCCATCAGGTTATCACGGCACCAGGCGGGGAGAAAGCGGTTGTAGAGCCACTGTTTAAACTTGGTCATTACCTTTCATCCCCCTTAGCTCCGGAATACCACGCAGTTCCCGGCGCAAGACTGTGCTGCAAAAATAACGGATATCGTCCATAGCATGGTCATTGATCTTCAGCGGCTTGTCCACCTCAGTCTTGTCCGGCTTATCGTTCCAGGCATACAATCCGAATTCCCGGATTGCATCTTTGCAGTCCTCGTGAATTTTGATTCTTCCAGCACGTAGCAGCATAGCAACCAGCCGGATTCCGTCTAATACCTCATTGCGGGCTTTGCGGACAGAGAAACGGCCGTGCCTGCGAACCGTTGTTACGAACGATGCCGCCGACGGGTCAACCACCACGCACTCAATTGGCAGCTTTCCGGCCAGTTTTCCCATCTCGGCATAGTATTCCTCATCTGTGAGCTGCGAATTACGCTCACGGCCAGAGTAGTAATATTCTCGTATCCGGGTAGCCACGCCATCAGAAAGGCACCACAGGCCCGCAGAAAACGGGTTCAGGGTGCCATAGTCAACAGATATGTAATAGCGGCCGTTCTTTGGTATCTGGTCAGTTGTGTGCTTCTCCCGGTCAAATTCATAGATCAGCCCCTCGGCAAGGCACCACTCACCCAGAATATACCGGCGGTAGAACACACCGCTGTACATGCGCTCATACCTTGCCCGAATGTCCGGGGCAAGCGCCAGATTGTCCGCCATAGTAAAATGCAGGTGCAGGGCGTTGCGCTCTTTGGCCTTTTGCACCCATTCTTTGTAGAACCAATGTTCGGGTCCCTCAGGGTTGCAATTAAACCAGAACTTTGAACCGGACACCGAACACCGGGCCAGTGCCTGATCCACAAAGGACCGTGGCATTAGAGCTACTTCGTCCAACAGTACACCGGCAAGAGTGATGCCCTGGATCAGCATATAACTCGATTCATCCCGACCGCCGAACAGAAAGTATGTATTACTTCTGCCGTGGCCGTCGGAAACAATCAGCTTGTTTTCCGCCCGGCGCTCCGTGATGTCCAGAATACCGCCCATCCAGTCTCGCAGATTCAGAATCACATTTCGGCGTAAGCTCTCGATGGTCTTACCGCAGATAGCAAAATTCTGCCCATCAAAATTAGACATGGACCACAGCAAGAAGCCGTCCGCCATACAGACGGTCTTGCCGGAACGGATAGCGCCGTCTCCAATAATGCCGTCCTTGTCCCGAAATGAAGGCCGGTTCCACCATGTCATGGCAAGCAGCTGCCGCTTACTCAGTCTCTGGTAAATCATCGGTGTTCAAATCCTCCTGAGCACTATCCGTAATGGCCCGCAGGAGGTTGTTTTCTTTATCCTCCCCAGACGTATCCACCGGCTTATCCCTCCATTTATCCGGCCGCCGGTTCTTCAGCCAAAAGATTTGTGCCGTGATGTCCGGCAGCACTTCTTTGGTGACCTTCTTGGTGGTGGAAAGGCACGAAAAGCCAGTAACTGGGTCTTTGACTTTTTCCCGTGTCACTTCGTCATACCGATACCCCAGCGCCCGTTTTAAAAGTGCGTTCTCGACTTGGATATCAACAACTTCCTTGCCTCTTTTTAGGGCCTCTGAAATCTCCGAATACTTATCTTTCCAAGCATACAGTGTTGATGCCGTAATACCGCAGTTTGCCGCAATCTGCTCGTCGGTTAGCCCATCACGGGCCCAGCCCTCCAAGAGCAAGAGCCCGTCCGGCTCCAACCACTTTTGAAACTTACCTTTTGCCACAACGGACCCACCTCCTATCGTACCAGGATTTCATAAAAAAGGACGGCACACGCCGTCCCTTGCTCTTATATAGTGCTTAATGGAGGGCTTCCTCCCTGAGGAAGGATTTTAATATCCTGAATTCCGATGTCGGTATATTCGAAGCTGTCAAAATGATACCTGTCTCCGGATAGGTTTCCCCTCGCTTGCGCATCGTAATTGATATAGATATCAGCGGGAACCCACAGTCTTGAATTTGCATCTCTAAATTCTGCGCGAATAATCCCATTCCTAGGGTACTTTACAAAAAGCCCCGGTGGTACATAACGACTGGAAGATGGTAAAAATGTGGCATCCTGCAGCACAATTGACTTCGGAATTGTCGCATAATTTATCATTCCAAGCAAAGCACTTTCAACACTTGGAGTAACAGGGAATGTCACCCTTCCATAATATTCGTTTGTTGTTCTGTCATAAACATCTATTCGTGGTGCTTCGACTTTATCAAACACAGGCATCCACTCCTTTCATACTCATTGTATTCGGTGCGGACATAATTGGCGCGTTTTGCGCTACGGCTCCCACCCCTGCCTACCAAATCAGCGCAGACAATACCCACCTGTGACCATAAAGAAACCGGCCACCCGAAGGCAGTCGGTTTCATCCGCTTAGATTGTCACGCGAAACTTTTTACGCAGCGTAGCTACGCCGCAACGCAGTTTTCAGCGGATTGTTCCAACTTCGTATGGTTCCTCAACGCCTGGTTTCTAAAGCCAGGAACTGGTGCAAAGCTGCGGTGCTGACCCGCTATAGCCTATTGGCCGCTCTGCATATTGCGCCACGGTGGGCCAGTCCACCCCGCACTCGAACGTTTATTTTTGGTCAGGCGGAATGGTTGTTTTTCACGTTGAATCCTAACCGCCACGGAAAGCCCCTTTTTCTTCATAATCTTGTATGGTACCGATTATGAACCATAATTAAGTGGTTTGGAGATCAATTTTTAAATCAGCAAAAGAAATTTTGCTATTTCGGATAAAAATCCATCTTTTCTCCTGCGAAAATCCACCTCGCTAATTCCCGGCAAATTCATATATCGTAGCGGGTACTCGCGCCGGTCTTTACAATTCAGCAAAATCCCTTCCGTCAGCCTCTGCCGCAGTTCCTCGTTCACCAAATCCAGCCCGATATGTAGCTCGGCATTCTCGACTGCCCGCATCCGCTGCGTCTCCGGCCAATCCTCAATAGCGTCGAGTTGTTCCATTTTGTTCTCCGCTTGTCTACTGTCTCCTGTCCCGTGAGGCAAAAACACCCTCACGCTTGGCTTGCCCTTTGCGGCCTTAGTATCGACGAACCCGCAGGCGGCACCGTCGATGATTCCTCGGCGGGCCTCATGATATGCTTTCACACGCCGATCATAGCGGCGGACGATCCAAATGCACTCTTGCCGAATGTCATAGGGCAATACTGGTTTTCTAC